TATCGTAGGTTGTATATTTTGTGCATCACCATCACCAGTGTTTCCCGTTTGACATTGAGGATAAATTTGTGAATTACCATCAGAAACATAATCTTTTCTAATAGCTTGACCCCCATCGTTTGATGTAACATACTGCTGATGTGTGTGTCGTTGCAACCACTTACTACCAATTGTTTTACCTGCGCTTTGGTTAAAACTAGTTTTTGTGTTTGTATCATCATCTTCCTCATTGATACCAGCTGGTGTATACCCTTTTATGCGCTCCCATGTACCACCAAACAAAGACGCTGGCGAAGTTGGGCTAACGCTCATATAGATAGCGCCAACAGGGTAAATATCATCTTTAAGTGCTAAATCTTTAAACACATAGTTCGAACCTTCTTTGTATACCCATTGTGGCTTTTGATCCTTATTATAACCATACAAAGCTGCGGGCAATTCGTCAGACCCCAATGTCAATAAACCACCACGTATTGTCCCAAAGGCTTGTCTATATCCGCTAGCAGTATTGACTTTAAAATAAAGAGTATCTACATTAAAAACACCCTCCATAGTACCGCCTGATTTATCTAGTTTCTTAGCTAAATCGGCTGCACTGGCAAAATTAGTTGAATCTTTACCATCTAATGTATTCGCATCTGTTGCTTTAGGTACAATTTTTGTACCTGCTAAAATCGCATTAACATTGTCTGTTGTTGTTTTTCCTTTATTACCTGG